TCTCATAATGTAAAATTACTGGAAGATTGACAAAAGTCAAAAAAGTCTTTATTTATAAATAAATTTAAGAAAATAAAAAAAATTTAAGAAATTAAATTTTTTTATTTTTTACTAAAAAACTTATATTGACAAAAAGATATTAAAAAAGTATTATATGGGAGTAGTTTTTTAGGTAGTGTGGGGGTAAAGATGAAATGATCATAGGTGTGGGGGGTAATTTAAAATGATAATTATAAAGAGAATTATAAAAAATGAATTTAATTATAGATAAATAGGATAGTTAAATAAATATTTATGATGTGAAAATTGATAATATAATTTAATAAGTGAGTGAGAAAAAATGAGAATAAATGGAATCACTTCACACCATTTATGAGAAAAAATAAGAATTTTCAAGAAATGTTCAAAACTTGTTCGATAGGGGTATAAAGCCCTTATTTTTTTATTTAGAGAGTATTTTTGACGGTGTGAATGATGAGAAAAAATGTGAAAAAATGAGAATGGATTGCACACCATTAAAAAATAGCATAAAATCATAATCTAAAAAATTCATAAATAAAAATAATGCTGTGCAAAAGAATAAAAATAGTTAAAAAAAGCAAAATTTCACAAATAGAACATATAAAATAACAGTTAAAATCATTTTAAAACTAAAAAAATTAATAATAGCAATAAAAAACAACCCCCTACAATCTGTGGGGGGTTAAAATAAAAACACTTAAATATTATAAATCAAAGACTATTGCGACACTACTTTGAAATTTAAAAAATTAATAATAGCAATAAAAAACAACCTGTGACAAATTGTCACAAGTTGAAATAGAACACTTAAATATTATAATCAAAAGCCCCTACAACTTTTCCAATAACTCTAAAATCGTCATTTTCTTTGATAGTTATAGGCTTATAATCTTTATTTAATGATTTTAAAGTTATTATATTAGTAAAAGGATCTTTAGAAAATTTTTTACAAAATACTTCTTCATTCAAATAAAATATTCCAATATCTCCATTATCTAAAATTGAATTTTGTCTAACTAAAACCAAAGAGCCATCTTCTATTTTGGGTTCCATTGAATCTCCATCAATAAGAGTAGCAAAGTCAGCTTTTTTTGCAATATTTACTGGTAGTTTTAACCAATCAAGTATATCATCAATTCCAAAAGTACCTAATCCTGCACTTACGTTAGAAATAATAGGAATTTTCCTAAAATTTGTATTTTCTTGAATTTGATTTGTATATTCATTATTATCAGAAAAAAAACTTTCTATAGGAATATTAAAGATCTTAGCAATATGAGATAGTGTATCAATAGGAATTGAATTTTTCTCAGCTTCATATTTAATTATTGTCTGCTTTGTTATCCCTAATGCATTTGCTAAATCAGTTTGAGACATTTTTCTTTCTTTTCTAAAAGTTGCAATTTTTCTACCTATTTCGTACATAATTCACCTCTCTTATCAATTAGTATAAAAAAAATTCAAAAAAAATTTGACACTCTTAAAAAAGTATGTTATATTTTACCTAGTAAGAAAAAACATACTAAAAGAGTAAATTAAAATTTACTTATATTTAAAATTATTTTGTTTTATATTATACCATTTATAAAACGGAGATACAATTATATATTTTACAATGCTATCACAGATTTAAAAATAGACTGTGGTAAATTTTTTAAACCAAATTAAGAAAAAAATATATATTAAAAATATATAAAAATTAATGAAAGGGGGATAGAAGCTAAGAATATTGACAATTAAAACACTATACTAAATTAAAGGAGGAATGCTTATAGAAGATTTTAAGGCATGAATGATAATTAAAAACTAATTGAATGGAGGAAAAATGAAAATATCAAAAACATTAATAAATGAAATATCAAAATTAAGTAAAGCTGATTGGTTAAAGGTAAAAACTAATATAGATTATATGTTTTCTATGGAAGAAAAGAAAAGAAGTAAAGAACTTTACATTTCTAGTAATAAGATAGAAGAAAAGATAAAGAGTGGACCTTGTCCTGTTGAGATTGAAGATAATAAAAAAATAGCTTCTTTTGATGATTCAGAAGCTATTAAAAATCGTAAAACAAGATTAGAAAAAATTAGAAGTCTTGCAGAAGCAATAAATAGTTATCAAAAAGATTAATATGAATTTTTAATTTCTTTTAATAAATGAAATCCCTAGAATATTTTCTGAAAATATAGTTATAGATTCAAGTTTTATAGGCTTGTTTCCATTATGAATAGTAGCATTTTTTAGAACAAGAGCATCATCATCTGTTTCTAAGGGTTCATAAAGAAGAAATTCATCTCTGCTAATTTCTTTAGCTTCTAATTGTTTAAGTTTTTTTTCAAAATCTTTTTCTAAAAAACTAAGATAATCAGTTATTATAAAGTTATGGTCAGAAATAAAATGAGCAAGTCTTAGATTTTCAGTGTTTTCAGTAGGCACACTAAATGAAGGCTTTCCAGAAATAAGACCACTTTGGGTTAATACAGCTATATCATAACTTAGATTATCATCTATATCATAATTATCGTATTTTTCTAAAGTTTCATAATAATATTTGACCAAAGCTAATTTTTTAGAAATATCATATTCCATAAAAGTACCTCCTAAAAGTTATATTAATAATATTATAACTTTTAAGAGGTAAAAAATCAACAAAGGGGGAATGCCTATAAAAAAATTTAAAAGTTAAATTGGATAATTAAAATTAAATAGGTGGCGAAAAATATATGAAAAACAAAAAAATATTTAAGATTTATTCAATAGAAAATCCTAAAAGATTAAAAAGTTATACAGCAAAGGAGAGAATGGAATATTTAAAAAAACTTAGCTCTCATATAACAGATGAAATATTAAAAAGTTCTGATAAGATTTTTCCAAATGAAATAGAAATGCTTACAGAACTTTTAAAAATTGAAATAAGATCTAGATTTAATTAAATTCTGGAATCCACCCTTTAATTTCTTTTAAAGTTTTATATGCTTTTTTCATTGAAGAATTTTCTTCTAAAAATAGCATACCTCTAAGAGTTAGTTCAGGGTAATTAGAAGTAAAAATATTGTTACCAGAAATAGTAATTTGAAAATTTTTGATATAACCTTCTTCAATTAAATTTTTCAGTATTTTTATTAATAATTTTTCTGAAATATTTATTTTACTTATATCAAAAACTTCAAAAAGATTAAAATCAACAGAGTCATCTAATGTTTCAATGGCTTTAAGAATTTGAAAAATTGCAGTTGAATAAGACATAAATTACCTCCCAAAGTTTAGTTAAATTATAGCTTTTAAGAGGTAAAAAATCAATAAAGGGGGAATGCTTATAGAAACTTTAAGGCTTGAATGATAATTAAAAATTAATTGAAAGGAGAAGCAATGGAAGAAAACAAAAGTTTAATAACCTACAATGGAATGAAACTGGGAGTAACAATAAAAAATAATGAAATAGAAATAGAAATGGGGGAATTAGCAAAAGCTATTGGATATGCTGATTATAAGGGGATTATTACTTTACTAGATAGAAATCCAGAACTTAAAAATAAAGAGTTCTCTTATTTGAAAAAGGTAGATAGTATTGAAAATGGAATCCTTAAGAAAAGAGAAAAAAGACTTTTTACAGAAGATGGACTTTATGAAGTAACAATGTTAGCTAATACTGAAAATGCTAAAAAGTTCAGAAGATTTGTAAGAGAATTAATGAAGAAATATAGAAAGAATGAGTTAATCCTAAGAACTCCCACTTTACTTCCAGCACAACAAGCTCAACTTGATGAAATGGTTAGGCTAATAAAGGCAAGAGATGGAGAAATAGGAGATTTACTAGATTCATTTGAAGCATTTCAAGGATATTTAACAGATATAGAAGTTATTAAAGATGATGTAAAACTGTTGATTGAGTTACATGATAAATTGGTTAAAGAAGTAAAAGAACTTAAAAAAGAGGTGTTTGGAACAGATGAGTAAGTATTTTCTTGATTTATTGACATTAAAAACAGAAATGAATTATAGAGGATACAGTGAAGCAACAAAGAAAAGTTATACACAAATAGTAGGGAACTTTTTAGAAGTAACAGATAAAGAAATTATAGATATTACAAAAGAGGATGTGGTTAGATATTTAGATGAAAATATGAAGCTTTTAAAAAAGAATAGTAGAGCAGTTCATTTGAATGCTTTGGAGTTCTTTTTTGAAGAAGTGTTGGGACTAGATATAACAGTAAGTATAAAAAACTATAAGCGTGAATTTTTGGAAAAAACATTTATGACATTAGAACAATTTAATATTTTAAGTAATTCAGTTACTGAGAAAGAAAGGTTGATATATGAAATAATCAAGGAAACAGGCTTTAAAATAAAAGACATAGTAAATTTAAAAGTTGAGGATATAGTTTATGGGGATAAATCATATATAGGTATTCATAAGGTATCCAAAGAACTTTCAAGAGATATTCAAAAATATTGTGATAAGGAGATGATAGATGGAAAAATCTTTAATGTTTGTGAATATAGTATAAGAAGATGGAATAAGAAAGCAACAGAAAAATATTTAGGTGCTGAATATCAGATAAATGATATTAGACATGCTTTAGCATTAGAACTATATGTAAAAAGAGGTGATGAAGAGGGAGCAGTTAGATATTTAGGTTTAAAGACAGTGGAAGCATTAAGGCAATATTATAACAGAACAGGCAATAAATACTATAAAAAATAGGGACACCTCTCCGACCAAAGTTAGATGTCCCAACAAAAATAAATATGCTTAATTATAGCATAAAAGGAGAATGAATGGAAGAAAGAGAAAAATATTTAAAAGGAATGCTTGAATATTGCTATCAAAATAAAGAAAGTTTTAAAACAATGATAGCAAAGATAGAAAAGGAGTTAGCAGAATATGGAAGCAGTGGAGAAGAAAGTTACACAAATTAGAGATAATTTAGTGAGAATCCTTAATTTAAGGAAAGAAATGGTTGACTGTGAAATTTCTTGGCTACAAATGATTAAAGCACTTAAACTTAGTCAATATGAAGCATTAAAATTTAAAAATGGTGAACTTCCAGAATTAGAGCAAGAGGCTTTAAAAATCTTAAAAAAGACACCTGAAAATATAAAGAATAGAGATAAAAAGTTTAAATTTTTTAATAAATTTTTGCTAGAAAAGGGAATAACAGCAACACAATTTTCAAAAGATGTGGGAGTTGATATAGATAAAATACATAGAATATTGAGAGAAATACCAGTTAATAGAGATTATGAAATAGAAAATAAAATAGAACAAGCAATAGGAGCAAAAATATTTTAAAGGGGGCTTTTTATGGACAAATATTATACATTACAAGACATAGAAAGACTCTTTAAGAAAACAAGAACAACAGCTTTAAAAATGGCACAAAATAAAGGCTGGATAGTTATAAAAGAAAAAGTAGATAAAGTATATAAAAATCTTTATTTAAAAGAAGAGGTAGACAGAGAACTAGGAATAATAGCTGATGAAAAAAAGGCTAAGATTAGAACTAGGACAGTTAGAAAGAATGAAGCAAAGAATATTGATGAATTACCTGACTGGAATCAAAGAGTGGCTAATTCAAGATACATACTTTGCATAAAATTAGAGGAGGCTTATGAAGAGAGATTAGAAAATAAAGATATAGTTATAAGAGAATTTGTAAAAAATGCAAGAGAAGAGTTTCCACAACAAATGGAGATTTTAAAAGCTTTAACAGTACCTACTCTTCGTAGATGGTATGGGATATTTAAAAAAAATCGGGATAATCCATTAGCACTTGCTTCTGGACATGGAGCTAATAAAGGTTTAAGAAGAGTTAATAAAGAAGTATTAGAAATGACTAAAAAACTTTATTTCAGTAAGAATAAACCTCAAATGACTGTCGTTTGGCAGAAAATAGTGGAGATGTTTGGGATAGATGCAATTAGTTATGGTACTCTTAGAAACTTTTTAAATAATGATGTAAATATTATAGAAAAAGATAGAGCTAGAATGGGAGCAAAAGAATTTAAAGATGCCCACTCTACCTTTATAATAAGAGGTTTGCAAGATGTTAAAGCTGGTGATGTATGGATGGCAGATGGACACACACTAGACTTCCAATGTTATAGAGGTAAAAGAAAAAAAGCAAATAAACAAAGAGATTTTGGCAGACCTACCTTAATAGCTTGGTTAGATTTAAAAAGTAGAATGGTTGTTGGTTATACTTTATCCTGGACCGACCGAAAACACAGAAGCAGTTGCAATAGCATTAAAAAGAGCTATTGAAAAATATGGAGTACCTAAGAAAATTTATACTGATAATGGTAAGGCTTTTAAAAATAAAATCTTAAAAGGTACAGAAGAACTGGAAGGAATATATGCAAGTCTTGGAATAGAGGTAACACATGCAAAGCCTTATAATGCACAAGCCAAAGAAATAGAAAGATATTTCAGAGATTTAAAAGAAAATTTTTCTAAAATGTTTGGAACTTATTTAGGTGGAAATATTATGGAAAGACCTGAGCATATGAAAAGTTTTGCACAAACTAAAATGGCAAGAGGTGCATTATTAGAGCAAGAACAGGTAGAAATAGAACTAGCAAAATATATAGATTATAAAAATCATATGTTCTATGAAGTAAGAAGAGCAGGTGGTATGAAAGCACATAGAGGAAGAGGAATGGAGAATCGTACTCCTTTGGAAGTCTTTAATGAAGAGTACCCAGTTGAAAATAGAGTAATGCTTAGTGATGAAAAGTTGAGAAGATTATTCTTATATGAAGAAATGAAGACAGTACAACAAAATGGAATTACTTTTATGGGAAATACTTATGAACATGAAGCATTGTATTATCATCAAACTGAGCGTGTAAGAATTAAATATGATCCTCATAATTTAAGTGAACTCTATGTTTACTTAGATACAGGAGAGTTTTTATGTAAAGCTAAAAAACTAGTGCCTGTTGGATTTAATGATATTACTGGAATCAAAATCAATAATTATAGAAAGAAAAAGATTAAGGAATATGGAGAAAAGATGTTTGATTTAACAGTAGCAATGAGAGATGATAGCAATATTTTAACAATGAAAGATGTGGCAGAAGCTGAGGTTATAGAAGTAATTGAAGATAAATCGGGAAAGAAAAAACAGTATATTGGTAATGGTTTATATGTTGAAATAGATTAAGTGAGGTATTAAATGAAGAAAATAATAGAAGATTTGGAAAAATTTGCAGAAGAAAACAATATAAGTTATGCAAAGATAGCAAAAGCTATAAATATAGGAAGTAGTACACTTTCAGAATTTAGAAGAGGTACATATACAGGAGATGTTAAGGCTTTAACTGAGAAAGTTGAAGCATTCTTAGAAAGACATAAAAAGAAAATGAGAAGAATAGACTTCTCAGTTGATACAGAAGTAAAGAAAAGAATTTTTTATGCAGCTGAGGTTATAGAAAATTATGTTGCTTCTAATGTAATGACTCAAACAATAGATTCAGCTAAAATAGCCTACATATATGGTCGTGCTGGAATAGGAAAAACCCATGCTTTAATGGAGTGGGCAAAACAATATAAAGGGAGAGCTTTATTTATAACAGCAGAAACTGGAATAACAGTGGTTGGGCTTATAAAGAAAATTGCTAGAGAGTTAAGAATAGATGCAAATGGGAATAATACTGAATCAATTAAACAAAGAATAAAGGACAGTGTAAAGTTTACTGAGACAATTATTGTGATTGATGAAGGAGAACATTTAAAACCAAGTATTATAGACATAGTTAGAAGTTTGGCTGATCAAACTGGTGTTGGAATCATAATAGCTGGAACAGAAGCATTAAAAAGTAAAATTTATTCTCAAACAAAAGGCTATGAATATCTTTATTCAAGAGCTGTAATAAATATGACTTTAAGGGAATTAAATATAGATGATGTAAGTAAAATAGTTAAAAAATTCTTAAAGAATGAAATTGATTTGTATAGTGAAAAAGAGCTTCAAGAAATGATTAGTTATATTAATTTAACAGTTAGAGGTTCAGCAAGACAGTTGGCAAATTTACTTACATTAACTGGACATATATCAACTAATAATGTATCTGTTGATGGTAAATTGACACTGGACCAAATAAAAGCAGCTGTAACAATGTTAGCAATTAACTATTAATATGGAGGGAAATATGAGAGATATTAAATTAACAGAAATAGCAAAACAAGAACTTATAAAAGAATATGGAAAAAAGGCAATAATAATAGATGATGAACTTAATCAACTTGCTAAATTATGGGTTAAAAGAAAAGACTATATAAAAGCCTTTAATAAGGGAAATTATAGTGCAAAAGAAAAATATATGGAAGTTGATAAGGAAATTAAAAAAATTATGAAAATTATAAATAAAAAAATTTAGTTTATATTAGTGTTAGCACAAAAAGTGTTATTTGACAGGAGGCTTAAATGTGGAAATTAGAAAAAGGGGATATTGTAAAGTGCATTATAGCATCTGATGGAGAACTTACACTGGACAAAGAATATGAAATATTAGATGTAGATACAAGTATTAGCCAAGTGGAAGTTATTAACGATATGGGAAAAACAAAAAGTTATTTATGGGTAAGATTTGATAAGGAGGTACTATGAGTGATTGGGCATTAGGTGGATTAGTTTTAGCTATGTTTATAGCAGGTTTTAATATAGGGCAAGATTTTAAGTGTAAGAAATGGATTTTTAGAAAGAAAAAGATATATAAGTACTATATAAGTGGTATGTATTCAATATCAGGAACTATAATGTTTGCAGGTTGGACATCAGAATTTAACAGTGAAATGACAACTGAACTGCTAAAAAGAATTAAAGAGAATGAGGAAAAAAAGATGAAAGATAAGTTTAAAACATCTGATGCAACATTTGGAATTATTTATATAAAGAAATTAAAGGATTAACCATGGAATTTAAAGATTTATATAGAATTAATGGAATACTTTATGTATACAAATATAATAATGGTGTTTACGCAGTATTAGAAGATATATTAACAGGCTATGAAGAGTTTATAAGAATGGAGGAATTAGAACAATATGAGTACAAAAATATATTGTGAACATTGTGATACAGAAATTAAAGATGGAGAAGAATTTTTTGAAGCTTGTATGGGACAATTCTTTTGTAAAGATTGTGTGAAAGAAAGTAATGTAACATATTATTCAGTTGATTCAGAACCTATAGGCTCAGAAGATGAAGTGAATGTTTACTATAATCATAAGCAATTAAAAGAAGAACTTGAACATAAAATCAAATGGTGTGAAGACTGGATAAAAATATATAAAGATGACAATACAAAAGCTGGTAAATTGATATTAAATTTTTATAAAGAAAAAAAGAGAATATCCGAAGAACAATTAAAAGAATATTTTGAATAGGAGGCAGTTATGGATTTCAACAACCTAACAAATGAAGAAAAAGAAGCAATCAGAAAGGCAGTATTAGAGGAAGAAAAAGCTAAAGAAGCTAAAAGAAAAGAAAAAATAAAAGAATATAAAGGGATTGTAGATGAAACAGTAAAAGAAAATTTTACAAAAGTTGAGAAACTTGCTGAAACATTAAAAAATACTAAATTAGAAATTTTTAAAAGTTTTGAAGCTATCTTAGAATTAAAAGAAGAACTATATGGAATAAAAGAAACTCAAAGAAGCCACACTTTTACAACAAGTGACGGGAACTTTTCTATAATAATTGGACATAGAATAATAGATAGCTTTGATGATACTGTACATAGTGGAATAGCTAAGGTAAAAGACTATATTTCTAAATTAACAACTAATGAGCAACCAGAATTAGAAAAATTAATAGATCTACTATTGAAAAAGGACAAGAATGGAAACTTGAAAGCTTCAAGGGTATTGGAGTTAGAAGCTATTGCAAACGAAAATGGCAATGAAACATTACTTGAAGGGGTAAAAATAATAAAAGAAGCATATAAACCAAGCAAATCTAGCACTTATGTTGAAGCATATTATAAGGATAAAATGGGGAAAATGGTAAGTGTTCCATTGTCTATTACAAGTGTAATTGAGGAGAGAAATGGAGAAGATAAAGAACGGACAAATTAAATATATACATATTTTAAAAAGTAAATTGAATCTAAAAGATGAAAATTATAGAACTCTTTTGGAAAGTAAATTTAATAAAAAAACATCTAAGGATCTCAGCTCTAAACAAGCTGAGGTTCTTATAAAAATACTTGAAAGGCTAATAAACAACTATGCAACAGATAGACAGAAAAATAGATTCAATATTTTATATAACAAAGTTTATTACAAAAAGGACAAGCAAGAATTTATAGAGCAATACTTGGGCAAAGGAAAAACAGAAAATAATATGAATGTTCAGGAATGCAGTAAATTAATCTATGTTTTAGAAGAAATTGTTGAATGGCAAGAGAAAAGAAACAAAATTGGAGGAAGTAATGAATAAAAAAAATACTAAAAAGTTTAGAAAAAGAATACTAAATAATTACATAACAATTTTACCTTGTAAATTGACATATATTAGTTTTGATAATAGAGAATTACCAATGTTTACACATGAAAAACCTCTTAATTTAGGGGAAAATATAGTAGTAAAACAATTAATGAGAGGTAAAATAACAGGAAAAGTAAAATCTTTAAAAAGATTTAAATACCGTAAATGTCGAGGTTGGAAAATGTTAGTTGCAGTTAAAAATGTTGCTTATTTTACTTGTTTAAAATTTGGAGAGTGAGATAATGAAAGAAATCAATATAACAAGACACGCACTTATGAGATATGCTTCAAGAGTTTATAAATATCAAATTATTAATGATAGAACATTTGATATTTGGAAAAAAGCAAATGAAGATAAAATAGAAGGATTAGAAACAGATTTAAAAGCTGAATTTCAAGGAGCTCAGTATATATGTACAGCAGCCTATGATACACATAAAAAAGCCGAATTTTACATTAATAAAGATAAAATGATGACTTATGTTGTAGTTGGTGAAAATATGGTAACTTGTTATCCAATAAATTATGATCTAAGTGATGAGGGAAATAAAGCTATTTTAAATGTATTATTAGATAATTTAAAAAAAGCTAGAATTGATGAAGATAATTTTGAAGATAAGTATTTTAAAGAAAGAGATGACTTAAATAGAGAACTTGGATTACTTAAAGCTGAAAGTGAATTATTAAATTCTAAATTAAAAACTTTAAAAGAAAAACAAGCAAGAATTGAAGCAAGACAAAATGAAATAGTAGGAGAGCAGGTAGAACTAAGAAATATTATAAAAGTTGCTGAAGAAAAAATTGTTAGAAGCAAGTTAGCTTTATAAGGAATAAAAATGGAAAGTCAAGAAGTTTTGGAGCTTATAAGAGAAGCAAAAAAAGGAAATGAAGAAGCTATAGAAACATTAATTGAAAGGTACTTGAACACTGTTAGAAAGATAAATAACAAATGGAGTGGAACAGATGATGGATTCCAGGAAGGGATACTTGGAATTTATCAAGCAATTAAAACGTTTGATGAAAGTTATAATACTAAGTTTATGACACATCTGTATTTTCATATAGAAGCAAAAATTAGAAAATTTATAGATAAAGAAAGGTATAGAGTCCCTCAGTATGTCATAGAGAGCATTAAAAAGGGTGAACAAGAAAGGCTATATTTTTCAGGAATTGAAAATCTTGAAATTGAAGATGAAAATACAGGCAATGAAAACTTAGAAAATAAAGTACTTGTAGAGAAGTTATTAAATTGCTGCACAAGGCAAGAAAAAGAAGTTTTAAATCTTTTGTTTTTTGAAGGGTATTCAGGACAAGCAGTAGCTGAAAAACTTGGGATGTCAAGGCAATGGGTACATAGTATAAAGCATAGAGCATTTGAAAAAATTAGAGAAAATATAAGATAAAAGAGAGGTTTACTCCTCTCTTTTTAAATGTAACTCTCTTTTTAAAATTAATGTTTTTAGTTCTTCTAAATCCTCTAAAGTTGCATGATTATTTATAAAACCACGAGCTGTGGAGCGATATGATAAGTATTGATTTCTTTTTGGATTTTTCTCTCTATATGACTTATTTGCTTTTTTTTGAGATTCTGATACTGCCATAAAAGTTCTCCTTTTTATAGAAATTTTAAAATAATAGATACTGTAACTGCAATAATTCCTAAAATTAAAATTAATATTTGAATTTTTTCTTTAAACATAGTATAATTGAGTAAGAGATAAGGTACTTGGGGAATTTCTTCCCCTTTCCTTTTGATGTTTTAGAAGAATAACTGGAAGAGTTCTATAATTACTTTAACTATTTCTAATATGGCGAGTATTATTGATAGTGTAATTAAGATTTCTTCAGTTGTTCTTTTTTTCTTTTTCCTACTCACTTTCTCACCTCCTTATGTATTTATTATACACCATAGTATATAAAATATCAAGCTTTTTTATTAAAAAACTAGAAATTTCTAAGATTTTTTTATATAATTAAATTAAAAAGTTGAGGGGTGGTTTTATGGCTTTATATTATGCAGTAGTTATATTGATAATTTTTTATTTGATTAAGAGAATGTATAGAAAAAGAAAAATAGAAAATTTAAAAACCTCAATTAATCAAGGTTTTAAACAAAATTTTCAAAATGAATTAAAAAGATTAGGAATAGATGATGAATTTAGGAAAAAATATAGTGGAACTTCAAAAAAATTTGATTATGATTATAAGGGGGTATCATTTTTAGAAGAAATGCAGAACAGTTCTTTGAATCCATTTTTAGTGACAGTAGAAAGAGTTAAAAAAAATATAGTGAAAGGGAAAATAGTACCAACCAATAAAAGCAGATTACTTAATTTTATTAATACTACTATTCCACTTAATAAAGAAATTAAAAATATTATAAATGAATTAGATAAAAATGATTTAATATCATTAGAACAACTTGAAATAATAGTAGAAAATTTTAAAAAGTATAACAGTATCTTTTGGGAAAAAGAAGCAAAAGAATCCTATAAATCTTCTTACAATGATTACGAACATGGTTTAATAAGCAAAGAAGAACTTGAAAAAAGAAGAAGATATTATTTTGGAGACGAAGAAAATTAATAGGATAAAAGGGCAGGTTAGTTTGTCCTTTTTGTTTTTATAAAAATTTTTCTTGACAAATAGTAATTAAAATTTTATAATTGGTTATCCAAATTGGATATCCAATTATAAAAAGAAAGAGAGGTGATAGTAATGGAAAAAAAAGATAATCAGTTTAGAGTTAGATTAAGTCAGGAAGAAAACAATTTACTTGATTTATGTGCTAAGGAAACAATGTTAAAAAAATCTGATATAATTAGGCTAGGAATTAAAAATATAGCTGAAAAAGGAAAAAATGAAAAATATTTAGAGAAAATAAAAACTCTAAAATCTCTTTATGAAGAATGGAAAGTTTTAAAAGATGTTATTGCTAGTATAGCTATACAAAATGATCCATATTTTCCTCTATATAATCCCCCAACAAAGGGACTTAAAATTGCACAGATTCAAAGACAATTAAATTCTATTGAAGTTCAAGTGAAAGAACTATTATCAACTTCTGAGGATATGTTTGGTAAAAAATCATCTGAAATAGATGAACATATCGAAGCAATGAAAGAAGAAATATTTGTGGCATATATACATATATTAATTGAAAAAGATAAAAGAATGCCTCAAAAAAATCTGAAACCAAAAATAGAGGAATTTAAAAAACTAGCTGTAAAAAAAGTTTTTCCGATAGATGAAATTAAGAAATTCCTTATAAAAAAGACTTGAAAGGAGGTAGAAAAATGTCTAAAGAAAATAAATATATCAACTTAAATGAAGATTATGAGCTTAATTATGCTCTAAGAAGAAATGGAAAAAGTGAAAGTGAACTTAATAAAGCTCTTTTACTAACAGAAATTGAAGCTTATAAATTAAATCATAATGTTGATAATGTCAATCATAGAGAAATAGATGAAATCATATCTAGCTCTGATGGATATGAAAAAAAAAATAGTTAAAAAAGGACATTGTTCACCCTGAGAAAGTCTACAATGTCCTAATAGGTAAGAAGTTACCTTCTTATGTAATAATTATAACATATTAGGAAACTTCTATCAATTAATTTTGAAAGGAGTAAAATTATGAAAAAATTAGTGGCAAAAGATAGTCTAACAAGTTTAGAATTAGTGGCTGAAATAAATAAGTTTAGAAAAAAAGAAGGAAATAAAAATGAACTTCTACATAAAAATCTTTTAACAATAATTCGTGATGAGTTTGAAAAAGAAATTTCACGGCTAGAAATTCAGCCATCAACATATAAGAGCAGTAGAGGTAAAGAATATCCTTTATTTATCTTAACTCTAAACCAAGCTAAGCAAGTTTTAATGAGAGAAAGTAAGTTTGTAAGAAGAGCAGTAATCCAATATATAGAAAAATTAGAACAAGCCTTAAAACAGCCTAAAAAAGTTGAAATGAATAAACTACCTTTTGAATATAAGGTTGAGATAGAGACACAACCTAAGTTAATAGAAATATATCAAACTGAAAACAAAGTTTATTATATAAAAGCTAAGGACTTGTGGAGAAAGTTAGAAGTCAATCAATATTTTAGAAGTTGGATAAATAAAAGAATAGAAAAATATGACTTTATAGAAGAATTTGACTTTATGAGTGTAGAAGATGACTATGCTTTAACATTGGATATGGTAAAGGAATTATGTATATTAGAGAACTCTACAAATTCTAAGTTAATTAAAAAATACATAATCATTTTTGAAAGACACTTGAAAGAAAAACAAATGTTAATGTTTGAACAAATGAAAGAAAGATTTAAAAATAAAAAAGTAGCTTATATATTAAATCATAATAGTGCAGTAAGAAAATGTGCTGATGAAATAATTAATTTTTCTAATAATTTAAATATTGGAAAAGTAATAACTTCATTAAATAAAGAAAAAATTGTAAATTTATGTGTAATGTTAAAAGCCTATGCATTCCCAATAGAAATGGATAAAAAATTTGGAATAAGTGAAGAAGGATTAATAGAATTTAATTATTATCCTACAATTTAAGTTTAAAAGGAGTTTGTAATGAACTCCTTTTATATTGCCAATTAAAACAAAATATGTTAATATAATTAAGAAAATATTACTAGGAGGAAAGAAGATGGCTAAGAAATATATAAGTGTAGCTCAGGCATCTAATAGACTTAATGTTTCAATAAGTACGATATATAATTATTGTAAGACTGGAACATTAGGGTACAGATGTATAAAAAATGCTAAAAGGTATACTTGGCAGATTGATTTAGAAAGTTTAGAACTGCTTGAAAAAGATAATTCACATAAAAGTATCCTCCAAGTAAAGAAAGATTTACAATATAGTTTATTTTAAGAGAGTTTTAAGCTCTCTTTTTTTATTGCAAATTTTATAATCTTTGCAAATTTTACAACATTTACTCTTCAAAAAAGTTATAACAATATAGAAACAATAAAAATGGAGGTGTCTTTATGAAGTTAGAGCTAGTACAAGCTAAAAGAATGTATGCAGATAATAAAAGTATTGATGAAATAGCTAGTGCTCTAAATAAATCACAAGGCACTATCTACCGTTGGATAAAGGATAATAAAGAAGAATTTGAAGAGGCTAGAAAACTAAAAGAATTATCAGTAGATGATATGGGAGAAATTTTGGATGAAGCACATAAAAAAATGCTTTTGAAGATTATTGAAAATCCTGAAACATTAGTTGACCCAAAAGTTGCTGATTCTTTAATAAAAATTGCAAATGTCTTGGAAAAAATGGATAAAAGAAGAGAACAAGAGAAAAAGGCTAATAAGAAAGAAGAAGATGGAGGAGTTGTATTTATAGATGACATCAAAGATGAAAAAGATAAGTGACATATTCCTACCACAATTCTATAAGTTATACAGAGCTTGGCAACAAGGGAACTATACAAGATATGTCTGTAAAGGTGGAAGAGGTTCAGCTAAATCAACACATATTGCTGAAATTTTAGTTCTTTCAATAATGAGAGATCCAGTCAATGCAGTAGTGCTTAGAAAAGTAGGGGAAACTTTAAAAAATAGTGTATATGACCAAATTAAATGGGCTATCAATGAACTAGGAGTTGAAGAATATTTTACTTTTAAAGTATCACCTATGGAAATAATATATACTCCAAGAGGCAATAAATTTATGTTTTTTGGAGTAGATAAACCTGAGAAAAGAAAATCATTTAAAACAGCTGATTTTCCAACTGCATATTTTTGGGTTGAAGAAGCTGCTGAATTTACAGAAGAGGATGAAATAGATATAGTTATAAAATCAATTCTAAGAGGTGTATTACCAGCTGGACTGAAGTACAAAGGATTCTTGTCGTATAACCCACCTGAGAGAAAACATCATTGGATAAATAAAAAATATGACATTGTAGATAATAATACAAGTGCTTATGTACATCATTCTTATTATTATAATAATCCTTATTTATCTAAAGAGTTTTTAATAGAAGCTGAGGAAATGAAAAAAAATGAGCCAGTTAGATATAGAAATATTTACTTAGGAGAAGTTATAGGAAGTGGAATAGTACCATTTCCAAAACTAAAAATTGAAAAAATTTCTGATTCTTTTATCAAGACACTAGATACATTTAGAAATGGTATTGACTGGGGATATGCAACAGATCCTGTGGCATTTGTTAGATGGGCTTATGATAGAACAAGGCAAAGAATTTATGCAATAAGTGAATATTATGGAGTTCAAATATCAAATAAGAAACTAGCAACAGCTATTAAAAAAATGATTCCAAGAAATGAAATAGTAACTTGTGATAGTGCTGAACCAAAATCAGTTGCTGAATTAAGAAGCTATGGCATAAGAGCATACAGTGCTAAGAAGGGAAAAGGTAGTGTAGAAAGTGGAGAGAAGTGGTTAGCTGAAAATGAAATATATATAGACCCAGCTAGGACACCAAACATTGCAAGAGAGTTTCAAGTAGCTGATTATGATATTGATAGATATGGGGAAACAATACCAAGACTTGTTGATAAAGATAATCATACGATAGATGCTACTCGTTATGCTTTTGAAAGTGATTTAAAAAAGAGAAGAAATTCACAAAATAAAAAATTAGTTCGACCAAGAGGAATTTAATATAAAAAATATCGTTCAATAGGCTTTCAAAAAAGATTTTAAATAAATTTAGGTATAAATTATTGAATGAAAGTTGAAAGGCTTTTAAAAAGGTTTTAAAGGGGTAAAAATGGGAGCAATGTATGAAGGCTATAAAAAGCTAAAAAACAGTGAAATATATAAGAACTATGAAAGAAATAAAAAGCTGTTTGACGGCAAGTCTTCAGAAGTTTTTTATAATGCAGTTCTTAGCAGAGTAAAACTTGAATACATGGGAGTAATTGATAGTAATAATAAATACTATGAATTTGTAAGAGAAGGAAACACTATTGTAAGAAGAGAAAAGTCATTTAAAGACCTTATAGTTGGAAATAATATACTTGGTTCAATCACTAAGTTATATGCTGAACTTGCTTCTAATAGTGAGCCAACTGTAAATTTAGAAGATGAGAAAAAAGATATATTAGAAAAAATTGATTTACAAGATAAGACATCAGAAGCAGTAGCAATTCAAAGCTATGGAGGAAAACTTTTATTAAAAGGCTTTATAGTTGATAACAGTCTATATTTAGATATAATTGCACCTGTTCAATATTTTACAGTGCCTAGCATTTTAAGCGAAGAAATTATAGAAAAATATGTAATTTTTAATGAAGAGAAAAGAATTTTAAAAGCTGAAATATACAGTGAAGGGTGCACAGAATATAGAAAGTATAAAGTAGAAGGTCAAAAATTTGAGGAAATAGACTATGAGACTGATTTAACTCAATATGGAGCAATAAAAGATGGCAAGGGTTGGAAAAAAACATATAAAGGATGGCAAGTTGTAGAAGTACATAATCTTTTTAAAAGAAGTGATTATGTTGAAGACTTAGTTATTTTAAATAGAGAACTTGTGGTTGGAGATACTTTAACAAGCCAAGCATTCGATAAAGTTGCAAATCCATTGCTTCAAGTTCCAGAGGGAGCTTTGGAATATGATGAAGAGGGAAATTTAACTGTAAAAATAAATGACAGGGTCATAATAGTAGATCCTGAGGACAAGGATCTCAAACAAGTTGAATTAAAAACCAAAACCGAGGAATGGAAGACACATAGAACTGGAATTGTTGAGCAAATATATATCGCAACAGGAACAAATGAACAGGCATTTGGACTTAATAAAAATGGAATACCTGCATCAGGAGAAGCAAAAAGAAGAGATTTAGAAAGAATTATATCAACTGTTATAACTAAAAGGGATAGAGTATTTGCAGGTTTTGAAAAAATAATTAAATGGGGATATTCAGCAATTTATAATAGTGAATTAGATATCACAATAAGTGGTAAAGACATTTTAAGTCTTGGAGTTGGGGAAAAAATAATAATAGCAGCTCAAGGAATAACATCAGGAATTTTAAGTGTAGAAAGTGCAATTAAATATGTCAATATTGGTAATGTTGATATTGATGAGGAAATTGAAAGATTAAAAAGTGACTTAGCATATAAGACAAAGCTAATAGAAGCATTACAGACTTTATCTCAACTGGATACAGAAGAAAGAGTTGCAGGTCTTATAAAAAAACAAGCTGATGAATTAATGGAGGAGTTAGGTTTAAATGAATAAGAAAAAAAGCCTTTTTCCACATAGTGCTGAGAATACTTTACGAAGAGTGTTCAATCTAAATTCAAAGATAATTTTAAAAAAAATGAAAAAATCAACAATGGAAGATTTTTCAGATGTTGATTTTGATAATAAAGAAAAAAAGAAAATTATTGAAGATTTAAAGAATGTTGCTATTGCTACAAACAAAGAAGTTTTTAAGAGTTGGAGAACTTTAACTGATGAAGAATTAAAACAAACTGATTTAAAAGGGGCAAAATATTGGATTAGGGAGAACTATCTAAGGGTACAGAATATAAAAGAAACTTTTAAGGATCAGTTAGGTAAAACAAGAGAAAAAGAAATACAAAATTTGTTAAAAACTTTTGATAGTACCATTAATTTTAGGTTTGAAAAATTAAAAAATGGGAGCATTTCAAATACTGATATTAATAAACTCATAAGTCAACTGAATGCTAATTATGCACCAAACAAAGAAATAAAAACATTAATTGATCAGTTACAAAGTAAAAAAAGTTTAGGGGCTAGTGATATTGATAAACTACAAAAATGGGCTAATAGAAGGAATGAACTTTGGGCAAGAAATGAAGCTGGTAACTTGTATGCTAATCAACTTCAAGATTTATGGCTTGAAAATGGTATAGAAAAATACATTTGGCGAACTATGGAAGATAATTATGTAAGGATGGAACATGTTGAAAAAGATGGAAAAATTTTTGGAATAGATGAGGATATTTTGCCAGGTCAAGAGTTTGGGTGTAGATGTTGGGCAGAACCAGTAAAACAAGGAGGAAATAAGGAATGATAGAAAATGAACAAGAAGTAATTGAGTATTTAAAGAAAGAGGAAAATAAGGATTTTTTAAGCAAGAATGGTTTTAGTAAAGTTGAAACTAAGATTGAAACTAAAGAAGTAAAAGTTCCACTTACTGAAGATGAAGTAAAAGCTTTTGTAGAAGGAAACAAAGAACTAAAATCTAAATTATCTGAAGAAATGGTGAAAAGCTATTTAAAAGAAAAATTAGGTATGGATGTTAATGATGACACTTTAAAACAAGGGTTAGTTTTAGGTGGAACAGTAGAAAATATCAAAAAATTAGCAGTTGGTAAAATTCTATCAGGAGTTAAATATGGAGATTTATTAATGTCAAAAATAGATTTTACAAAAATTAACTTTAAAGATGATAAAATTGAAGGTTTAGATGAGCAACTTACAAAACTTCAAGAAACATATAAAGATTTATTTAATCCAGGAGTACCAGGAGGACAAACAACTCCACCAGGATTACCAAAGATAGCTCCTACAACAGAGCTTGAAAAAATAAATCAAGAAATTGAAGAATTAAGTAAGAAACCTTCACAACAAAACAGAGCAAAAATAATGGTTTTAATAAGTAAAAAAGAAGAATTAGAAAAAAAATAGGAGGAACAAACAATGCCAGATATTATAACAATTGAAAGAATCGTAGGGAAAAAGGAAGATTTAACACCAGCTTTAGCTTATACAAATGCTAATAAAGCACCTTTGTATATTAATTTGGTGAACTTAGGAAACATTAATCCAACAACACAAGCGAAAACTTCTTGGGTTGACTACTCATCAGAAGGGACACAAACAGCTATAAAAACAAAAGTAACAGCAGCTGCAGCAACATCATTTATTGTTGAAGATGCTTCAATATTTACTGCTGGATGCTTAGCAGCAATAGGAGATGAGGTTGTACAAGTTACATCAATATCAGGGGATACTTTAACAGTAACAAGAGCACAGCTTGGGACAACAGCAGGAGCAACTTATGAAATTGGTGAGGAAGTATTCTTTATAAATGATAATTTGGTAGAAGGTGCAGATTTGCAAGGTGCTAATTATAAAGCAGGTGTAAACTATGATAATAATACACAAATTATAAGAGAAGAAATTTCTTTATCAGGAACTGCAACAGCAATAACTCTACCTTCAGGTGGTGGAACAGATGCTTATACATTTGAGCAAATAAGAAAAATGGATAAGGTAGTTGGAAAAATAGAAAAAGCAATAATTTCAGGAAAGAAATTTGAAAATGGTCAAAAAAGAGGAATGGATGGAGTTAGAAGTTTCTTAGCAAAAGGGCAAGTAGTTGATGCTTCAAACAATGAAATTTCATTAGAAATTATAGGCAATGCCTTAAAGAAAATTTTTAATGCTGGTGGAGATCTATCAGGTGGAAACTATGCTTTATATGTTCCAGGAGTGCAAAAGATGAAAATATCAAAATTACTAAAAGATTATATTAATTCTAATCCTCAAAATACTACATTAGGGGCTGTTGCAACTCATGTGGCTACTGACTTTGGAACATTACCAATAATAATCTCAAACAACCTTCGTTCAACTGAAATCTTAATTTTAAATCATGATGATATAACATTAAGACCATTACAAGGTAGAGATTTATTTCATGAGTATATGGGGAAAAGAGGAGACTCTACACAGGGTTTAATACTTTCTGAATTAACTATTGAAGTTAGAAATATCCATACAATGGGAATGATAACAGGGTTAAAAAAATAATAAAAGGACAATGTCCCTGACAATGAGGTCAGGGATATTCCCAAAAGGGAGGAATAATGAAATTAAAACATAAAACATTTGACAAAGTGTCAGTATATTGCAATGGAGAAGTGTATAACTTTGTTAATGGAGAAATTGAAGTAGATGAAGCAATAGCAAAAGAATTATTAAAAAATCCAGCTATTGAAGAAATAAAAGAAGTGCAAGAAGAAAAAACTGGAAATATTGAAGAACAAAATCAAGAAAATATTGAAGAACATGATGAAAAGAAAAAAGGAAGTAAAAAATGATAGGCTATGTTGAACTTGAAGAAGCTAAAAAGTTTTTAGAAGTTAGATATTCAAATATTAATGAAGAAAATCTAAAAAGAGCTTTGTATCAAGCATTTGACAAAATTGAAAATATTGGTGCTAGGGAAGGATATAAGACAGAAAAGAATTTTCCAAGAAAAAAGGATAAACCAAGAGTTTTAGAGCTTATAAAAAGGGCACAAATATTAGAAGCCTATGCAATTATGTCAGGTGGGAATGAGGATATAAAAAGGCTTGGGAAAGGGATAACAAGTAAGTCTATAAGTGATATGTCTGTGAGTTATGACAGAAGTCAAAAAATTGGAGATATAACATTTGCTTCTGTAGAGGCTGCGAGGATAATGAAAAGATTTTCAAGGAGAAGTTTTTAATGCAAGATATAGATAATGGCTATAAGAAAATTAAAGAAGAGTTAGAAAAATTAGATAAATTAAAACTAATTATCTATATTGATGATAAAGCAACATATCCTGATGGAATTAAGGTAGATTTTATAGCAATGCTTATGGAATATGGAAGTGATGATTTTGATGTACCTTTTCCAGCTCGTCCATTCTTTCGTTCAGCTTTTGATGCACACTATGATGATATTTCAAATCTTATGGAAAGATGTATAGATAAAATTGCAGATGGGAAAATGACAGCACATAAGGCTTTTGAAACTGTTGGAAAAGATGTAGTAAAAAAAGTTAGAGAAATGATATTAAATGGGACTTATGCAGCACTAGCAGAAAGTACAGTAAAAGCTAAGGGAAGTGACAAACCTCTTTATGATACTGGAGCTCTTGTAAGAAGTGTTAAATATAAGATTGAATAGGGGTAATTATGGAATTTACTTTAGAAGAATTTGCTGGAGAAGAATTAAAAACTTATGAAATAACTAGAAAAATAGTTGGTAATATTGATAATCCAAAACCAACAGATTATAAATTTAATGCTGAAATGCTTATATGTAAGAAAACTTTAAAAGGATATAATCCAAACTTACAAGATGGTGGAAGAATTATAGGTGTTTTAAGTGGAAAAACTTTAAAAGTTGTTGGATTAAAACTGGATGATGTTATTGAAGTTGAAGGTTATAAATATAAAGTAACTGAAATATTACCAAGAATTTATGCAGATTTTGTAGAGTTTTCGCTGGAGCTGATGAGAAATGGACAATAGAGAACTTGAAGTATTCTTATTAAAAGAAATGAAAAAAACAAATGATAAGTTCCAAATAAAGCCAAGTAATGACTTTAAATATGATAGAAGTTTAACTTTACCTCGTATAGTTTCAAGAACTCTTAGTAACAAAACTATAAATAAATTTGAAGATAGAGAAGAAGGGAAAAAAGGAATTTTTAAACAATATGAAGTTCATCAGCATGTTGTAAGTTTTTCTTTTACTTTATCTGAAAATGAAAGTTTTGAAGATGTAAGAAAAATAAAAGAAAAGTTTGAACACAAAATAGGCTTTGATTGGCTTATAGCAAGAAGTGGGAAAAGTATAGTTATAGAAGAAATTACAGCAACCGTAGATTTGTCAGAACTAACTAAGGATAGTTACACAGAAAGATATAGCTTTGATATGTATATTAATACTCTTGAAGAAAATATCGCTGGAATAGAATATATTGAAAAAGTTGAAATAGACATAAAAGCAAAATAAGGAGGAAAGAATGTCAATAATAGTAGGAACTGAAAAGAAAATAGTCTTTTTAAATGTTCATAAACCTGCACCAGTTGCTCAAGCAACAGTCAATGTTATAGGAGTATTTTCGGTAAAAAAAGCAATTGTTGAACAAAAAATAAATAAAATTGAAAATGTTACTGGATTAACTTCTGATGATGATGTATATAAAATACTTCAAGCAGTTTTTAATGCAGGAGCACAAGAAGTATTAGTTTATGGTAAAGAAGTTCAAGGTAGTAAATATAAAGAGTTTTTTGATGAAGTAAAAAATGACTGGTTTGGAACAGTTGTAGATACAACAGATATTACAGAAATTGCTAAAATTTCAAAAGAAATTGGTGCAAGAAGAAAAATGCTATTTGCAGAAGTTTCAAAAGATGAAAATGTGATGAATGTTGATAATAAAGTAAAATCAATTGGAGAAGACACAACAGCTTTATTTTTTAGCAAAAATGATGAGACAGTTGCAGGAGCTGTTGCAGGCTATGCAATATCAAAATTCCCTGGTTCAACTTTAATAGCAAATAAATTAATAAATGGAACAATAGATAGTGGTATGTTTGGAGCAGAGCAAAGTAAATTAGATGTTTTAAATTGTAATTATATTGCTTCAATGAAAGGACAATTAGGTCTTGCAAATGGAGTAACTATCAATGGTAATAGTATAGATTTCGAGCACTGTGCAAAGGCTCTTCAATTTAGATTAGAGGAAGATATAACTTTATGGCTTAAAGCTACACCAAAACCAACATTTTATGATATGAGTCCATTAAAGGATGTTATTTTAAAAAGAACTAGACAATTTGAAACTATGGGTGCATTAGCAGAAGGAAAAACTACTGTTACAATGATCCCTGTTGAAGATATCCCACAAAACGATATTTTAAAGGGAATTTTAACTGGAGTAAAGGTTAATTGTTACTATACTTATGGAATTAAAGAAGTTAGAATAGATCTTTATTTTGCAGTATAGAAGGGAGGTAAAAAATGCCAAAAAATCATTATAACTATAATCCAAATAAAGTAGATTTAATTATAGATGGGATTAGAATGTATGACTTTGGAGAAGATGTAAAGTTTACAGTTGCTTATGAGGAAGATTTTAGAGAGGTTATAACTGGAGTAGATGGAGATTCAACTACAGTAGAGCATAATAATAGAAATGCTTTAATTACTTTAAAAGTCTTAGCTGCAAGTCCATTAAATGTTACTCTTAAAAGACTTGCTTCAAGTGCAAAAGAATTCGGAGTTTTAGTGGGAGATAGAAACTTTAACGGTGACATCGGGTCAAATGCTTCAAAGGCACACTTTGTAAAAATCGCTGACTTTAATGCTGAAAAAGCACCAAAGGCAAGGGAATGGCAAATAAGAGTTATTGATTTAAAAGAAACAAATGACTTATTGAAATAGGAGTGAATGATGAAAAAAGAAGAATTAATGGTAAATAATAAAAAAATAATTTTAATGGAGCAACCTTCACAATATATTCTTGAGCTTGAAAAAAGATTTTCAGATAATGATTTAGTAGGGTATTGTGAAGAAATTTTGAAATATCCAGCAGACACTAATCCAAAACTTGAAGAATTATTGAACATTCCTGACATAGTAAAATATGGAGATTTGGAACTATCTTTAAAAAAAGAAAATGGTGAAAAAGATCTATATCTAGCACAAGAAATATTAACATCTGTTGGACAAAATAAACATAATCCTGCCTATGTTGCAGAGTTCTTTTTAAAAAGATTAAAAAAAGATGTTAATGATTACAAATACCATGAGCTTGTAAAAATGGGAGAAGAAGTTTTTAAGCAAGTAGGTGAATTACTTTATTTAGTACAAATTAGGGAAACATTTCGTAGAATGTAATGATATTAAATATAATGCTGAAAGCATAGAATATATGATCACTTGTATAAGTGGATATACTAAAAATTTTAAAGATACTGAAAATTATACTGTTAGAGAATTACAAAGGTATTTTGATAGACTTATAAGGTATGTGGAGGAAATAAAAGATGGCAATTAGAACTTTAAGTATAAACATAATGAGCTACTTAAAAGGACAAGGATTTCAAGCTGTAAATAATCAAATAAATGGCTTAAAGTCTAGTTTGTCATCTTTAAAATCTGTAGCAAGTAATGGTTTATTCCAAATGGCTGCTGGATATTTTGCAATATCAAGTTTAATAGGACAATATAACAAAGCTGTTGAAGCTAGCAATGAAGCATTAGCAAACGAAACAAAATTATATGCAGTTTTAAGAGCACAAAATTTTAGAGATGAGCAAATTGAAGGTTTAAAAGAATATGCTTCAGAGCTTCAAAATGTGGGAGTTATAGGAGATGATACTTCTTATGCTGGAATAAAACAATTAGCAACTTTTAAATTACAAGAAGAAAGCATAAGAAAATTATTACCTAGAGTTCAAGACTTGATGGTTGCTGAAAAAGGGCTAAATTCAACAAGTGCTGATGCTGAAAAATGGGCTAAAACTTTGGGGATTGCAGTTTCTAGTGGTCAAGTTAGAGCATTAAAGCAAGTAGGAGTTGTTTTAGATGAACATACTTCAAAATTATTTGAAAATGCAAATGAACAAGAAAGAGTTGCAATACTATCAAAAGAATTAAAAACAAGAATTGGAGAACAAAATGCTGAATTTTTAAAAACACCTGAGGGAAAAATTGCATCAGCTCAAAATAGAATAGGAGATGTTTACGAGTATATTGGAGGACTTGTAAGAGATACAAGAGCAGATTTTTGGAGTATGATTGCTGATAATGCTGAGTGGATTCAAGATTTTTTAGGTGGGCTTATAAAAGCAGGAGCTGGAGCATTTAACACTATAACTAGAACAATAGGTGGAATATTTAATGTTCTTAAAGCATTACCACCAGAAGCAAGAAATACTATTAAATTAATAACTGGATTTTTATTATTAAAACAATTTCCAATTATTAGTGGTTTTTTGATAATTGAAGATATATTTGCAGCATTTCTTGGAAAAGAAAGTTTTACAGAAGATGCAATAAATGCAATTCTCAAATTTACTGGAACTGATTATAGATTTTCAGATTTAAGAAAAGGAATTGCAGATTTTTGGGATTTATGGATAAAAAAAGCTGATTCAGGAATAGAAAAAATTAGTTTAACAACTAAGGTTTTATCTGATTTGTTAGATATTTTACAAGGTGGGGCAGGATTACTTCAAATGATATGGGGAGCTACTGGTGGTTTTATTATTGATACTGGGCGTATATTGGTAGGAGACTTTGAAAATGTTGGGAAATCAAGCTTTGGAAATATAAAAGGCGGTTGGAATAAACTACATGGAGCAGGACAACACATGAACGAAACAGATGATATGTACCAAAAATATGTCCTTGATGAAGCAATAAAACAACAACAAAAAGAGTTTGAAACAATGAAATATGTTCAAAAAAATCAAGGGAATATTGCTTTTCCAGTAGAAAAGGAAATAGTAATTCCAGGTTCAGCACCTATCACTCCTTTATCATCTTATGGATTTCTTTATGAAAATAAAACAGGAACTAATTATGAAGCTTTTAGTAAAAAGAAAGAAATACAGGAACTTTTAGATGGTAAAAATAAAGAAGTTACAAAAGCTGAAGCTTATTATGCACCAAGATTACCTGATAAAAAAATAGCTCAAGATACTAAACAAAAAATAGAAAAATCTGTAGTAAAAAAAGAAAATAAAAAATTTGAATATGTAAACAATTCAAAATATGAAATAAAAGTTACAGGAGAAGCACAAAATGATGTTGCTAAAAAGGTTGAAGGTGTTGTAAGAAGAATTCAGGAAGAAGAGAAACAAAGACTAAGAGCAGAATTTGGAGGCAACTACACTCAAGCAGGTGGTTTAGAATGAGTTTATTTAATAACTTAATGCAAATGATTGGAGATTATTTTAATAAGGGAAAAGAAAAATCAAAGCTTGGGGATGTAGAGCTTGATATTATTTCAGAAAAATCAAGAACCATGTCAGCAACTGTTACAAATAGAAGAGTTGAAAAAGGATTTAATATTGCTGATACAGTTAGAAAAGAAGCAATGCTTATAAATATAACTGTTGTAGACAATTCTAATCAAAAAGAATTTAATAGAAAAAGTTTAGAACAAATGCTTGAAGCAGGAGAACCTGTACTTTTCTATTATGCTGGCAGAGATAAATACGAAAATATTGTAATTGAAAGTATAGAAGAAATAGAAGATTACACAAAGAAAGATTGTTTTACTTATTATATAGTTTTAAGACAAATAACAGTTGCAGAAATTAAGTCAACTGATGTAAAAACAGACTATAAAAAAGCTAAAAGTACTGGTGGAAAAAAGAGAAGAACTACTGCAAAAGTAAAAGGTGCAACTAATACTGAAAAGGCAAAAATAGAAGCAAAAGGAAAAGAAAAAGAAAGAGGAAAATCTTCACTTAAACAATTAGGGGGATTAGTTGGATGATAAAGGCATTAGAAATAGATATTGAAGGAATAGAGCAAAATGGAATAATAGCTGATATTGGGAGTAATTTAAAATTAGATTTAATTTATAACAATGTAGACAGCTATATTTATGTATCTATATTAGACTCTGATGAAAACAGAATAACTGGTTTTTTTAGATTAGTTCCTGATATAAATTTTTTGTCTCTTGTAAGAATTGAGAAATTACAACAGTTAAGATGTATAAAAATAAATGATTTCGCTGAAGAAAGAGATAAGATAACTCCTCAAAATCTTAACAAAGATTACAAATTTTTTCTGATAGGTGATTATAATGGCTAAATTATGGAAACAAGTGAGAGTAGTAACTGTTGGAGAGTTAGTGTTTGATTATGAAGACATTGATATAGAATTTGATGTTAAATGTACGGATGATAATAAAAGTGACACAGCTACCATTAAAATATATAACTTGTCTGAAACTACAAAAAATAAACTCCAAGCAAATCAAATAGTTAATATTGATGCAGGTTATAGAGAATTACATCAAAGTATATTTGGAGGTTTAGTTGAAAGTATAAGAACATATAGAGATGGAAATGATTTAGTAACAGTTATTGTTGCAAGTCCTAATAACCGTGCTTATACAAATACAGCTGTAAATGTACAGTTTAAAGCAGGAATTAAAGCAAGTGAAGTACTGAAACAATTGGAAAAAAGTATTCCTTTTAAAATAGATGTTAAGGAATTAGCAAAAGATACTGTTTATCCAAATGGGAAAGTATTTTCTAATAGACTTTCTAATGTTGTTTCTATTTTAGCAAAAGATACTGGAACAATTGCAAGGTTTAGTGACACAACTATTGAATTTAAAGTTCCAGGAAAAGCATATAGCACTACTTTAAAACTGGGAAGTGAGCAAGGTTTAGTTAGAGTTGAAAAACAGCAAGAAAAAGCTGAAGTAAAAAAAGATAAAAAAGAAGATAAGAAAAAGAAAGAAAAGCAAAAGTATACAATAGAAGCATTTTTAGTTCCACTTGTAAAAATAGGACAAAAACTGCAAATAGAGTCTTCAGTATGGAATGGAGAAGGAATAGTTAAAGAATGCACTTACACAGCTGGAGATGTTGAAACATTTTCAGTAAATGCAATTTTAGAGGTGCTCTAATGGAATTAGAAATAATAAAAACAATGATTGAAGACACACAAAATGAAATACATACATCTTTACCAGCAATTATAAAGAGTGTTGACTATGGTGCTGGAACTTGTACAGTTGAGATAATACCTCAAAGGGTACTTTGTGGAAAATTAACAAAATATCCAACTCTAATTGATGTAAAACTTGATTTTCTTAGATTTGGAGATTGGAAACTTCAATTTCCACGCAAAGAAGGGGATAAGGTTTGGGTAGGATTTTCAGAATCTACTATATCAGAAGATACAAGTTTAGAAAGGTTTAGCCTTAATGAACCATACATTATTGGAAGTTGTGAAGGGGGCTATGAAAATAATTCAGAAGATATTATTTTAACAGGAGCAGGGACAAGAATAGAAATAAAAGGCAATGGGGACATAAATATAATTGCTGGAAGTAATAAAACTACAATTACAAGCAATGTTACTATAAATGGGGATGTCACAATAAATGGGAATACTACTCAAGTAGGAGATACTACACAGACTGGAACAGTGACAGTTAATGGAAGCATAGGAGCAAGTGGAGATGTTACAGGAAATGGTATAAGTTTAAATGATCATACACATAAATATAATCCTGGATCTAATCCTCAAACTTCAACAAGTAAAGCACAATAGGAGGAAATTATGGGAACAAGTGTAAAATTAAATAATAATTGTGACATAGTTTTTGATGAAAATGGTGTGTGTGAACTTGTTGATGGTGTTGAAGATATTATCCAAGCTATAAGGGTTGAGTTGGAACAAAATAAAGAACAATGGGTTTTAAATGTATTGTATGGAGTACCCTATTTGAATAAAGAAAATAAAGGATTACTTCAGATAAAAAATAATCAATCAAAGATAATTCAAGAGCTTATCAAAACCATTTCAAAATATGAAGAAGTGGAAAAAATACAAAGTATTGAATTTGTGGAAAATAGAATAGTAGCAAAAATTAAGATAAAGGGGGAAATATATACATTATGATAACTGAAAAAGGTTTTGAATTACCAACAGTAGAAGAAATTTATCAAAGAAAACTTGCTGATTTTAAGACAGTAAAGCCAAACATTAGAGAAACAGATAGTAATGTCCTTATTCCTCTTTTAAAATTTGATGCTGCTGAAGAATATGATAGTTATTTACAAGGTTTAGCTGTTTATAATAATTTAAACGTTTATACAGCAGTTGGAAACTCTTTAAATGCAATAACTTCACATTTAAATATGACTTGGAAGAAGTCACAAAAAGCAACAGGTAAGGTAGAAATAGAAGCAGATGTAGGGACTATAATACCACAAGCTTGGGGAGTTGAAACAGAATCAAAGGAAAAGTTTATAACATTAAATACAAGAGCAGTTAAAGTAGAAAAGAGTCCATTACAATTGGAAATAATTGCATTAGAAGCAGGTAAAAATGGTAATGTTTCAGCAGGGCAAATAACAAAACAAACTGAAATTATATCAGGAATTAAGTCAATCAAAAATAAAATAGGAACATTTGGTGGAGCTGATTTAGAAACAGACACTGAATTAAGAGAAAGGTATTTAGAAAGAATAGATAGGAAAACTTCTTTTACTACTGAAGGAATTAAGAACTATATACTTCAAAATACTAATGTCAAAAAGTGTCAGGTACTAGAAAATGACACTGATGATTTTGATGCAGAGGGAAGAGTAGCACATAGCTATGAAGCAATTTGTTTTGGAGATACTGATGAAAATATACTACAAGCCTTATATGAATATAAACTTGCAGGAATTAGAGCAGTAGGAGATATAACAAAGCAATTTGAAGAAATAAGTGTGGGTTTTAGTAGAGCAATAGAAAAACAAATCTTTTTAAAAGTAGAAATTACAACTATTAAAGAGGTTTGGAAAGATGAATTTAAAAAAGTAATTAATAACATATTTATAAATTATTTATCAGAAATAGAGCCTGCTGGAACAATTTATTTATATAAATTAATTGGAGAAATATATAAACATACAAGTGGAATAAAAACATTAAGATTGAAGCTAGGAGACACTAAATACAGTGAGCGGGAAACTGATTATATTTTGTCTAAAAAAGAAGTTGCAATTGGAAATGAAAATAATGTAACAATAGTGGTTACGAGTTGAATTTGGATAGAATCCCGCATATATACCATAATACAATTTATGTGAAAAAGTTGTTTGAAATTATTTATGAAAAGCATTTGAACATTAGGAAAATGTTTAATGAACTAGCTTTGTTTAATGATATAGATAAAAGTAAGGGTTATCTTTTAGACCTCTTAGGAGGAAATTTTAAAGTCTTAAGAAATGGACTTTCTGATGAAGAATACAGAAGAATACTAAAATTTGAAATTTCACTTTTACAATTTTTAGGAAGTCCTGAAGAAATTCAAAGAATTTTATCTGAATATTTTAAGCTAAATAAGGAAGAATTTAGAATAATTGAACTGTCAGCTAAAATTCTTATAAGTATCCCAGAAAAATTAGATAAACAAGAAATTTTTAAGGTGGTTAGGAAAATAAAAGCTGCTGGAGTAGGTCTTGAAGTTAAATTTGGAATTTACATAGAAGATTATCTAATTTCTGAGCTACATGAAATGACACTGGAAGAAATTGAAAAGATAACTCTTGCTAGGGAAGAATACTATATTGAAATGTATACTTTAACAGAATTAGAAGAAATGAAACTTGAAGATATAGAGAAGTTAAAAATTTCAAGGAGGTAAAAATGGCAAAATGGATAGAGGATCCACAAGGTCGGTTAGAAGTTGAAAAAGTAACAGAAGAACTAAAATTACCAGTTTGGAAGGCAAACTATAAAGGTAAGTTCAGAGAATTTTGGAATGAATGTTGGGAAAAAATAGAAGATAGTTTTTTAAAAATAAAAAAGAGTAATGAAGGAAAAGAACCAGCAATAACAACAAAAGAAACTGCTTTTAATAAACCATTTGGAGTTTCTGAAGATACTATTTTAGAAGGTAATAAATTTACTCAAATGACTGGAAAAGATTATGGTGGAATTTTAAATATTACTGGGCAAAAAGAAGCAGGGAAAGCATACTGGGATAATAATACAAAAAAGCTATATATTTGTAAAAATAATAATAGTGACATATCCCCAAATGTTAATAATTATATTCCGTTTGACTCTAACTCACTTTTGGAGAGATTGGAAAATTTGTCAACTTTTAAAATTCAGGAACTATACTCAACACCTACTGGTGTTAAATTCACTATATTTCAGTATGG